TCTGTGTTTTGGAAAAATTCTAATTCAAAACAAGATTCTCAACAAACTACTCAGCAAAAGGTAGATTCATTAACAATTAAACCTCAATTTAATGGCACAAAACATTTTTGACGCTACGTTTGATGCGAATAATCGTATTGATGTAAATTCATTTGATTGGTCTCATGTGAACAATTTGACTACTAATTTCGGTCGTATTACTCCTGTGTTCTGTGAGCTTGTTCCTGCTAAAGGTTCTCTTCGTATTAATCCCGAGTTTGGTCTCGAACTTATGCCTATGGTATTTCCTGTACAGACTCGTATGTTTGCTCGTCTTAATTTCTTCAAGGTAACTCTTCGTTCCATGTGGGAAGACTATTCCGACTTTATTTCGAATTTCCGTGATGATTTGGAAGAACCTTATATTTTGCCTGATTCATTTCGTTTTAATCAAATGTGTCGGACTGGTTCATTAGGCGATTATTTAGGTTTACCTACGTTTGGAACTCGTATTTCTCTAACTACTACTTTACATGATAAACCTTGCGCTGTTAATTCTCGTTCTGTTACGGATGTCGTTTTATCTGAGGTTATAAGTAGTATTCGCGCTAATAACGGTATTCCCTCTCAAGTATGCACTACTTCTTTGAATACTAATGGTACTCAAACTATTGTTTTTGTTACCGGCGGTTCTGCGAATCCTATTCCTTCTACCACTTCTCAAGTTGGCATAGATGTAACCCTCACTGGTGGACAATCTGGAGTTTTTGACGGTGCAAGAGGTTATTTTGTTTTTCTTACCGATGATGCTTCTTACAGTTTTGATTTACCCCTTGAGTTTAAAAAATCTGCTGATGGTGTTGTCGGTTTTAGTATTTCGTCTATTGACCCGTCTAGTTTGGGTAATATCCAAGGTACCCCAATGGTTGTTGTTACTGCTCCTAATACTGCTGCTCCTATTAGTTTTGCTAATATTTCTTTTAATGTAACTTACACGTATTATGCTTTGCAAAATGATGTGCAGTATAGTACGTATCCGTTTGCTACTGAAAATCGTTCCAATAATCCTCGTTTGTTGGCCTATCGTTTTCGCGCTTATGAATCTGTTTATAATGCTTATTATCGTGACATACGTAATAATCCATTTATAGTTAATGGTCGTCCCGTTTATAATAAATGGCTTCCGACCATGAAAGGTGGTGCCGACACTACGTTATATGAGCTTCATCAATGTAATTGGGAACGTGATTTTTTAACCACCGCTGTTCCGAATCCGCAACAAGGCGCGAATGCTCCTCTTGTTGGGCTTACAGTAGGTGATGTTGTTACCCGTTCTGAAGATGGAACTTACTCCGTACAAAAGCAAACTGTACTTGTTGATGAGGATGGCTCTAAATACGGTGTATCTTATAAAGTGTCTGAAGATGGTGAGCGTCTTGTAGGTGTTGATTATGATCCTGTATCAGAAAAAACGCCTGTGACTGCTATTAATTCTTATGCCGAATTAGCTGCTCTTGCTACTGAACAAGGTTCTGGATTTACTATTGAGACTCTTCGTTATGTTAATGCTTACCAAAAATTCTTGGAACTTAACATGCGTAAAGGTTTTTCATACAAACAGATTATGCAAGGTCGTTGGGATATTGACATCCGTTTTGATGAACTTCTCATGCCTGAATTTATTGGAGGTATTTCTCGCGAGTTGTCTATGCGTACTGTTGAGCAAACAGTAGATCAACAAGGCTCATCTTCTCAAGGACAGTATGCTGAAGCTCTTGGCTCTAAAACTGGCATTGCTGGAGTTTATGGTTCTACATCTAATAATATTGAAGTGTTCTGTGATGAGGAGTCTTATATTATTGGTTTGTTAACTGTGACTCCTGTACCTATTTATACGCAATTGTTGCCTAAAGATTTTATATATAACGGTCTGTTAGATCACTATCAACCGGAATTTGACCGTATCGGCTTCCAACCTGTTACGTATAAGGAAATTTGCCCAATGAATATTGTTGCAAATGACAGTACTAATCAATTGAATAAAACATTCGGTTATCAACGTCCATGGTATGAATATGTTGCTAAGTATGATAGCGCGCACGGCTTGTTCCGTACTAACATGAAAAATTTCATTATGTCTCGTGTGTTCTCCGGATTACCTCAACTTGGCCAACAGTTTTTACTCGTTGACTCTGATACGGTTAATCAGGTATTCAGCGTTACCGAGTACACGGATAAAATTTTCGGTTATGTGAAGTTTAATGCTACCGCCCGATTACCAATCAGCCGTGTTGCGATACCTCGTTTGGACTAATGAGAAATTATTATTTGTTTAGGTATTCTATTGATGTTTATAAACCGTTTGTTGAGGAATTTAAATGTATGACTTATGATGAAATGGTAGATTATTACACGTCTTTGTCTTCTAAATATGCCTCACTTGCTGTTTATGAGCTCTGTACTCCTAGAAAATAATTTTTTCTTTTTTCTTCCGACATTGCATCTTTAAGGCATGTGTGTGTGACTTGCTCCAAGGGTTCTAGTAGTAATAATTGTTAAATATTAGAACCTTGTTATAATATTTAATCAATTATTAGTACTAGGTTCATTGGACTTGTCGCGCGCACATACCTACCTTTGCAATATCGTAAGATTAAAAGGGAAAAGTATTTTCCCTCTGCGTGAAACGCAAATTAATAGCAACTTTGTTGCGTAATGTAAACTTTTAAATTATACAATTATGGCTAGAAATACAAAACCGGATTACAAATCTGTTGAATGTAATTTTGATGTACAAAAAGATTTTGAAAGAACTAAACCTAATCTAGGTTTAACACCTCAACAAGTAGCTGAAATGGCAAAACGTGGTATTCCCGTTTCACCTATGAATGTAAATTTTATTGACGTTAATGGTGATGCCTCTTGGAATATAGATCCTCAATTCCGCCGTGATATGGATATGGCTACTGCCTGGGAAATGGAAAAAGCTTCCCAGCGTAAAGCTCTGCAAGTTCTTCGTCAGAAGAAATTCGGTGATAAGTATATTAATCCTCAAAACAACTGATTATGGCAAATGTTGGTGCTGGTGCTGCTTCTGGTGCTGCTCTTGGTTCCGCTATTTCCCCAGGTTTAGGTACAGTAATTGGCGGCATCGGAGGTGCCGCCATATCTGCTATCAGTAGCTTTTTCGGAAATAAAAGTAATCGTAAGCAGTCCGCTGAAGCATTCGAGCGTGAAAGTAAATTCGCTCGTGAAGAACGTCTCGCACAACAGCAATGGATTGAACAAATGTATGAGAAAAATAACTCTTACAATTCACCTGCTGCCAGATGCAACGTTTGAAAGACGCCGGATTAAATCCGGATTTAATGTACTCTCGTGGTGATATAGGAAATGCAACTGCTCCTGAAGCTCCTGCACAAGCTCCTACACCTCGGTTTAATGTGATACCTACGAATACTTACGGACAGACTGCGCAAATTGCTGCTGATACTGGATTGAAAGCTGCTCAAGCTCGTCTTGCTGAATCGCAGAGTAAGAAAACGGATACTGAAGAAAGTTTACTTACAGCTGATTATTTACTGCGTAAGGCTCGTACTGAAAGTGATATTGAGCTCAATAACTCAACTATCTATGTGAATCATGAGCTCGGACAGTTAAATCATGCGGAAGCTGAAGTAGCTGCTAAGAAACTTCAAGAAATTGACGTTGCCATGGCTGAAGCTCGTGAACGTATTAATACAATGAAGTCTCAACAGCATGAAATAGATGAGAAGATAGTTCAGATGAAATTTGATAGGTACTTGCGTTCTCAGGAATTCGAACTCTTGTGTAAGAAGACATATCAGGAGATGAAAGAGAGCAATTCTCGTATTGCTCTTAATGCTGCTGAAGTGCAAGACATGATGGCTACCCAGTTGGCTCGTGTAATGAACCTGAATGCGTCTACTTATATGCAAAAGAAGCAAGGTATGTTGGCTAGTGAACAGACTATGACAGAGTTATACAGACAAACGGGTATTGATATCTCGAATCAGCATGCTAAATTCAATTTTGATCAGGCTAAAAACTGGGACTCAACTGAACGCGCTACTAATGTTGCTACAACTTGGATTAATTCTATTTCGTTTGCCGTTGGTCAATTTGCTGGTGCTACAACTTCTCTGCAAAAAGGTGGTTTCCTTGGAAAGTCTATGTCTCCAATTGGATTCCGTTAATGATTAGCCGGGTGTCCCCCGGCTTTTCACGATTTATTCCAAAATCGTACCGCCGTAACTCGATAAGTATGTAGTAACTGACACACCTTCTAAATCTGTGATTTATTTCCACCGGAAAAGTTACGATTTGCTCAAAGTGCGGCTTCCGTCCGCTAAAACTATTTATTATGAATAATATCTACTGCGAAGACCCGAAAGTAATTTGGCATCCACATGCCTCTAAGTTGATACAAAAGTATCGTACGTTTACAATGCCTTCCGGAGTATATCACGGCTCCGTTCTTCATGTGAATAAAAACCATGTCAATAAAAACAATATTGATAAATATACTATTGTAAATCCTGCTACTGGCGAAACATTTCCAATGTTTTTGATTGTTCCCTGTAACAAATGTGCTCTTTGTAATGAAAAGAAGGCCCAGCAATGGTCATTTCGTGCCCTCTGTGAATCATATACCTCTAATAAACAAGCCTATTTTATAACTCTTACTTACAACAATGAACATCTACCGAAAAATGGAGTCTTTCCCGAAGAAATCCAACTCTTTTTTAAACGCCTTCGTACTAAACTGGATAGACGTGGTATTTCTCATAACCTTCGCTATATTGCAGTTTCTGAGTACGGACATTGGTCTAAACGTCCTCACTATCATATTATATTATGGAATTTCCCTGATAACTTCGAAACCGCATACTCGCGACTTACGCTCATTGAAAGCTGCTGGCGTCGTCCTACTGGTGAGTACAATCCTGATGGATCACCTGTTACTAGGTCTATTGGTTTTGCTTATTGTGTTCCTGTTATTAATGGTGGTATCAATTATGTCATGAAATACATGGGTAAACGTGAGTGTGCCCCTGAAGGTATGAACCCTACATTTATGCTTGCTTCTCGCAAAAACGGTGGTATTGGTTCTGCTTATGCTGAACAACTTCGCGCCTTCTATGAACAACAGCCCGATACATGTGATATGTCTGTTATCAATATATATACCGGTCAATCTCTTACTACTATGCTGCCTCGTTACTATCGAATGAAATTTATGCCTTCTACCTCAATGTGCTATGACCCTAATTTTATTAAACACTTTAAGGATACTGTACGTTGGTTTGAAGTTGCTCGTTATCTTCATAAGCAATACAAACTATCGTTTAAGTTTACTTACCCTGAGGAATATCTTCGCCTCGTTCGTATGACTGGCAAAACTCCGTATTATAACCCTTATAAAACTGTTATAAATGATACATTCATAAAATATTATCTTCCTCAATTCTGTTCACAGACTGTTTATGAGGATCTATATTATAAAGCATTTTCTTATGCGCTTGATTGTCTTTCTACTGCTCTTGTGTTTTTTGATTCTTCTCAAGTCCTGAAGCATGAAAAATCATTGCAAATGAATGCTCTCCAACAGGCCGCTATTAACGCCCGTATGGCTATGCGTGAAGAGCTTAATATTAAGAAAGCCTCTTACGATGTTCGTGAGAAAATGTATAAACATTATAGAAAAGAGAAGATTTAAGCTAGATTTAATAATCAATTAACACTTTATTAACAATATAATCCTTATCTTTGTAGTGTAAGAAAAAGGAATACTAATTTAATTTATGTGTTATGAAAAAGTATATTATTTTTTATTGTTCGACTCTTGGTTATGACAATGTTCGTGTTGACGTTGAATCTTTATCGGATGCTATTTCTATTGCTGATGCTTTTAGCTCTAAATCTGGCGCTACTATTGTTGGTATATGTCCTGAATTTTTATTAAATAATTGGTATCATGAATAAATACACATTTATTTTTGAAATTGCTTGGCGTGACCCTAAATCTGGCCAACTGAAGCCTCATGAGTATCGCAAGAAAACTCAAATGTCTATTAATGACGCTCGTGCTTATGCTCGCCGTTTATCTAATTCTCAAAATGTGTTTCATGTTTCATTCTTTAAGGAAATGTATTAATATGTATAAAACTAGTGTAAAATTCATTAAAAGAGAAAATCTTCAAGAAGAATTTATCATAAGTCTTGGTATATTTAGCCGTCCTTCATCTGCTGAACGTTTTCGTAAGTTATTGCAGGATGCTAATATAGGTTATGATGTTTTATTAATTCTTGAAAAATTATGAAAATTACTCCTACCCAGTGGATTAAGCTTGTACAGCTTATTTCTACATTCATTATTGGTGTGATTACTGCTCTTACAGTGCAATCTTGTACTGCGTCTATGTCTGTGTTTTGGAAAAATTCTAATTCAAAACAAGATTCTCAACAAACTACTCAGCAAAAGGTAGATTCATTAACAATTAAACCTCAATTTAATGGCACAAAACATTTTTGACGCTACGTTTGATGCG